GACGTGGTTGTGCCTGACTCGGTGAAGCAAGCGGCGGCTGAGGCCCTTGAGGCGCACCGGTCTGTGAGCAAGGGCAAGACCTCCGACACCGAGGCGCTGCTCATGGCTCGTGACCTCGCTGCCGGCAAGCGGCTGGCATGGAACCGCGTGGTCAAGCTGGCCGAGTGGTTCAGCAGCACGCTGCCTAGGCTGGCTAGCACCAAGTCGTTTGCCGACAAGGGCGCGTCGTGGCACTCGTACCAGCTGCGTGGCGGTGACGCATGCAAGCAGTGGGTGCGCGGCCTGATGATGGCCTATGCCTCGGCTGCCCACCACCGCGCTGCCCGGCTCAACGAGGGCTGCGGCTGCGGTGAGAGCCACGGCGACCTCGCAGACGGGGAAGGGGAAGGGGTCCTTGTAGTCGATGCGAACGGCAAAGAGTTCTTGGCCCCTCGTGAGCTGCGGCCAGAGGAGCAGGTAGTTGGCTGGGTTGACCTGGCTGACCAGCGGCAGGACCTCGACGAGAAGCTGATGATGAGCATCGAGGCGATTGCGTCGGCTCACAGAGGCGCAATCAAGGAGGCTCTCAAGGACGGCTGGCAGGCGGGCGAGCGTGACCGCATCTACTTCCTGTACCTGGACCTCTACAGCAAGAGCCTGTCAAACAACGCGGCACTGCTTCGCGCGTCGGTGCAGTCCGATGTGTTTGATGAGGCCAAGCGCTCGCTGCCTGATGCGCCGGTGAACACGATGAGTGCGGCAGGTGTCGATGCAGGCACGGCAGCGCTCGCGGGTGCGGCCTCTCAGCAGTTCGCGCAAGCGGCGGCTATGACGCAGACGGCGGCCGAGACGATTGCCAACCGAGTGCAGACGGAGGTGGAGAACGCGCTGCTCGCGGGTGCCGACCCTGCCACATGGGTGAGCCGCATCACGCCGCTCGGCCTGCTCTCCTCGGCTACCGACAGCCGCAACATGGTGGAGGCGGCATCACGCACGGCAGCGTACGCACAGGCCCCAGCGGCGGTGGGTGCGGTGCCGACGTTTGTGGTTCGGTCGAGCATCCCTGACGGCAACCGCTGCAGCATCTGTGCAGCAGCCGACACGGGCGAGCGAGTGCGAGTGGCCGACTACATCAGCGCGAACAAGGACTCGCTGAACCTGCCCCCGTTGCCTGACCCTAACTGCCTAGGCGGTGCGGGCCGGTGCCGTTGCGGCTGGTTCGCCATCTACTCTCGTTAGTCCGAATCCTGCTCAGAGTCGGCCACATAGCCGTGGCTGACAATCTGAATGTGCTTGTAGCGTGCCTTGTCGGCACGGCCGAGGGCAGCGAAGGCGACGGGCCCCAGCTCCTCGAGGAGGCGGTGCCGCTCGGTGATGCGCTTGATGGCCTCGGCCTTGGCTTCGGCTGAGAGGGGGATGTGCCAGGACTTGAACGCATCATTCATGAGGGCCTCTTACAGTAGGTGCAATCGCAGTGGTGGAGTCGGTACTTGCTGGGTGCTGAGCCTGTGCCGACCTCGACATCTTCGATGAGGCCGAGGGCGATAAGGTTGGCAATGTCGGCTCTAACGGCCTTCTCACCCCAGTGCTCGATGTGGTTGGCAATCCACCGAGGCGAGGGGTGCATGCTCGGCTTTCGGTGGCAGATGAGCAAGGCATCAAGGACCATGCGCTGTCGACGTGTGAGAGTAGCCAAAAGAATACCGGCCTGTTCGATGGTGCCGCACTAGCGCGGCGGTCGCTGCACTAGCACAGCAGCAACGCACCGCAAGGGGCTAGAAGTGGCGTGCAGTACGGTGCAAAGAGGGGCCATGCGCACCAGCCGCCTCAAACTTCGCACGCAGACCGTGAACCTCGGTGATGACACCGGGCTTCGCTGGGTCTCGCTGTTGCCTGAAGGTGCAATCAATGCACACGGCACTACCTGGCGTTTCGATGCGGCCGAGACCGACGCTGAGAACCTGCGCTTCAACTTCGATGATGCGGTGGCCTCGCTCGAGCGTTGGCTCTCCGACTTCGCGCCTCCGATTGCGGTAGAGCACACCAAGGATGGCACGGCCGCGGGCTACCTGCGGCGCATCGTGGTGTTGACCAAGGACGAGGCAGCGCGTCACGGCATCAAGCAGCCTAGCCGTCGGATGGTCTATGGCGGCCTCGACATCACGTCTCCGAAGTGGGCCGAGAAGTTCGATGCCGGCGAGGTGCCCTACGTCTCGCCCAACATCCGGGCATGGGCAGGCACCGAGCTTGATGAGTCACCGAGCTACCCGTTCGCGATTGGCGAGGTGAGCTTCGTGACCATTCCGCAAATCAAGTCACAACAGGTGCCAGTCGCAGACATGCGCGGGGTATCTCTATCTGAGGGTGAGTACATGATGACCAAGGAAGATTGCGCTGCCTACTGTGCCGAGCTTGGCTTTGATGCTGCGGCCACCGAGGCCCTCATTGCCAAGCTGTTCCCGGCTCTTCACACCGAGGCGCACGCTGCCAACCCCGACCTCAACGACGAGGCCGAGGCCATCGAGGCTGCGGCTATCGCTGAGCTCGAGAAGGCCAAGGGCATCGAGGAGGCGGTTGAAGAGGTGAAGGAAGAGGCCGAGGAGGAGGAGCCCAAGGACGATGAGGCTCTGCTGTCGGAGGTCATCAAGCTCAAGCGTGAGCTGGCTGTTGCCAAGCGCGCTGCTGCCCTCGCTCACGTTCGGTCGGCTCTCGGCAACCGCAAGGTCAGCTCGGCCACCGAGACGATGCTTGCCGATGCCTTCATGGCTGGCAAGGGCAAGTTCGAGGCCCTCCTCTCTGACCTCGCTCCTGCGGCTGCAGTGAAGTCGGCACCTGCCCCCCGCACGGTTGCGCCGGTTGGCGTTGGCTCGCGCGAGGCTTCGCTCTCGGAGGCTCTCAAGCCGGGCAGCAAGCACTTCGCTGACCTGTCGGATGACGACCAGTGGAAGCTCATCACGCAGCTCGCGAGCAAGGAGAGCATCTCGGTTGGCCTCGCGGCGTCCTGGCTCTCGATGGGCCGGACCCCTGACGCGGTGCTCGAGCTCAAGTCCACGCGCGGCACCAACTAAGCAACCAACCGCCCTTCGCGGGCAAGGAGACAGACCATGGCTCTCGGACCTCTTACTTACAAGACCCCCAATCAAATCACCTACATCACCGCTGACCTCTCTGGCAGCGAGGGTTGTGGCGTGACGCTCACGGCTCAGGGCACCATCGGTCTCTCGACCGTGCAGACGGAGCTCCCCTACGGCGTTGTCGTTGTCGGCGCTGCCTCGGTCTCTGGCACCTACACCGGTCAGGTCGCTGCCGGCGCGCTCGAGATTGTCGATGCCTACGGAGCGGTTGTCCAGCTGCAGGCTGGTGCGGGCGCGATTGCGGTTGGCGACTCGCTCCAGGTCAACGGCTCTGGCCAGTTCATTGCTGCTGCTGGCACGGTTGGCGAGTGGGTCTGGGGCTACGCCCTCACGGCTGCTCCTGCCGGTGGTCAGTTCCTCGGCCGCTTCGCGCCGTACATCAAGCAGGCTTAAGCCATGGCTCTCGGCCCCACCACCTACAAGACACCGAACATCATCAACCAGATTGGCTCTGACTTCACGAGCAAGGAAGGTTGTGGTGTGTACCTTTACGCGGCAAACACGGTCAAGATTGCGCTTGCTTCGAACGACACGCCGTATGGTGTTATCGTGACGGGCACCGACAGCCTGACTCCTGGCACCTACCCGTCGCTCGTTGGTGATGCGGCTCTCGAGCTCGTGGACCAGCTTGGCTGCTGCGTGCAGGTCATCATCGGCACCAGTGGCGCTGTCGCTGCGGGCGAGTTCTTGCTCATCGACAATACCGATGGCGACGGCAGCTTTGCCGGCTCTGGCACTCAAGCACCTGCGGCAGGCGATTGGGTTTGGGGCCTTGCCCTGACCGATGCTGCATCTGGTGAGCAATGTTTGATGCGTTTTCAGCCGCAGGCTGTTGAGGTCTAAGTAACCACACTGCACCCATCGAGGGTGCGCTACCTTGAGGTTCAGTCATGGCTTATGCTTTCCCGTCAGTTGGTGTTAATACCGGTGGTCTGCGCCCAGGCATTCTGCAGCGCATCTCGCTCTTCCGCACGGGCTCTGCCTCGAAGGTTGCGGCTGAGCTCTCGCCGGTTGTGAAGGTCGAGACCCGTCAGGGCTACTACCACTACTTCGCTGAGAACGATGCGCTTCTGCAGGCGGGTGGCGCGCAGGTGAGCAACCAGGTTCCGCAGGCTGTCAACTACGACACCCCCGCCATGCCCGGCGGTCTTCGCGTGACCTCGGCCGCTTACAACAGCAGCCTGTACCGCTGGGGCCACCAGATTCTGACCCTCAAGCAGATTGAGGAGTTCGCGCGTCGTGGCGAGGACATCCAGGCTCGCTACGCTGAGAAGCTCGCGGTGCAGGGTGCGCAGCTCCACGCTGCGGTTGTCGGTGCGGCTCTCAACGACACGGCCAACTACGGCTCGAACACCTCGGTGACGGGCGGCTCGACTGCGGGCGCTGAGCTCCAGAAGACGTTCAACAACCTCCTCCTCGCGTCTGCGGCCGACGGCTGCGACATCGAGAGCGGCAAGTGGGTTGCGGCTTGCAACCTCGCGACCGCCAACATCCTCATGCAGAAGAATGAGGTCTTCCAGATGGGCTACGCGCTCGGCTACAACGGCTCGGGTCAGACCCGCACCGGCGCTGCCGACATGAGCCAGCTCTCTGCCTTCTTCGGCAGCAAGCTCATCGTGCCCATCGAGCTCAAGATTATGCCCCAGTACCTGCCGACGATTGCGACGCAGACCGGCTCGGTTGTCATGACCACGGGCAACGTCGCTCTCTTCAAGGTTGCCGAGGCGTATGGCGACAGCGGCTTCCTTCAGACGATGACTCCGGAGCCGAACGCGGCCCTCGGTCAGCTCTTCTCCTACTCGGCCTACAACCCCGCTGGCGTGGGCATGTACGTCGAGAGCGACTTCGGTGTCACCGTCCTCGGCGGCACGGCGAACAAGTGGGCCCGTCTCGCGACCGGCCTCTCGTAAGCCACTGAGGTGGGGCGGGCTTCGGCTCGCCCTTCTCGAGTAGGGCTGGGTGCTCATCCCCCCGCCCAGTTCTACTCAAGGAGGCAAGCACCATGGCAATCTTCACCTTTGGCGTAGTGCGCACCGACATCGGCAGACTGCTGCCTAAGGTTGCCTTTGCCAACGACAGCACCCCGACCTCGACGCAGGCCGACGAGATTATCACGGACCACGCGGCTGAGCTCAACGGCTTCCTCGTGGGCATGGGTGTTGATGTCCAAGGCCTCGATGCCCAACCGACGGCACCCATGTACCGGATGTGCCAGCGGTACATCATCCTCAAGTTCGCTGCTGATGTGGTGCGCATGCGTAACCAGAACAGCAACACGGCGGCCGATGAGTGGGATAACCAGGCTGCTGACCTCATGGACCGCCTGCGCAAGCTGCCTGGCGACATGGGCAACACTCGGCCGACGGGCATCAACAGCCCCAACATCCTGCACACCAATGCGACCTATCCGTCGCAGATTGCGGCAGCTACCATCCTCAGCGGTTCTCGGCTTGCAGTGAATGCCAACACCGATAAGATGTAGGCATGCAGAGCTTCAAGATAACCATGAAGGACAACAGCAAGGAGGGCATCTACCAGCTCGAGGCGGCTATCCGTAACTGCCAAGAGTGGGTGGACTTCTGGGGTCCTGTCAACGGCCAGCTGAGTCAGGCATGGGCCAACAGCCGCATGCTCATGTTCGCAACGCAGGGTGCGAGCACGGGTCCTAAGTGGCCGAACTACACGCAGCTCGAGAGCAAGTACTGGGTGCCCATCAAGAAGTGGTCGCTCGGTGTGAAGAAAATAGACAAGGGTGGCATCCTTCGTTGGGCTGCTAACCCGATGTTGACGGCAGCGCAGGGCAAAGAGGTGCTGTGGCCGTCGATGTGCATCCCCGGTGCACCTGGCTATGTGTGGGCAGTGACGGACAACAAGGTGGAGTGTGGCACGTCTATCCCCTACGCGCAGAACCACGACAAGGGCACTGGTTCGTGGCAGATGAAGGTGCGAGCCTCGAGCGTGTCTCGTGCTCAAGCCAAGGCGAATAGGGCGATTGCGCAGCTCAACAAGGCAAAGAGCGCGGGCGAGGTTGACCGTGCGAACGCTCGAGCAGACAGGGCGATTGCTCGGCTTCAAGACAAGCAAGCAGACTTCAAGCGCGGCACCATCAGCGTGCCTACCCCTAAGCGGCCTCTGGTGCGCTTTGGCGACGGCTTCGTTGACGCGGTGCGCGACCAGATGAAGAGCCTCGCCATGATGCAGGCATCGGGCGCCAAGGTGGGTATCACGAGCAACGAGTTCGCGGTGCGTTATCTGATGGGTCGGCAAGGAGGTACGCCATGAGCGCTGGTCTGTCATGGGGCCCTCAAGTCGTGAGCAACACGGCTCGCACGCTTGTGGTGGCCAACTGGCCGACGGTGTGTGGCAGCGCCTTCCTGACGGCCATGGGTGCGCCTGGACTTCCGGCGCCTAAGACGGCCAACATCTACACGAGCCAGCGGCAGCAGTGGACGGCCGAACAGCAGCCTGCGTTTGGTCTAACGGTCCTGCGCACCTCGAGCGAGATTGTGGATGCGCTCGGCTTCATGGACCAGGTGCACGAGCTCGAGGTGTCGGTGAATGCCGATTGGGGCTACTACGATAGCAACGGCACGGCGCAGCCTCTGTCGACGGTGACTCCGTTCACGGAGGAGGTCTATGAGACCGCGCTGCGTGCGTACATCGAGGGCATCTTGCTCATTCTCACGAGCCCTGTGTATGGCTTTGTGAACTACGATGCTCGCAACCAGAACACCCCCAACTTCGTCTACACCGGCATCTTCAACTGCCTGCCCGGCACAGGTGTGACCCCGACGGACTTTGCCGTGGGCCTCGATGACACGGGGCAGACGGTGATTCAGCAGACCATTCGAGCAACCATCCTTGTCCACCAGCGACGGGGCCTAGCGAGGTAAGACCATGGCTCAAGTATTGAATGCGAGTAACACAAGCGGGGTATTCATCAAGACGCAGGCCACCATCGGTACGCCTGAGTCGGTGGCTACTGGTGACTTCGTGCCGGTGGTCGGCACTCCGAAGTTCACCCCTCGTGGTCCTGGCATCATCCGTCGTGCCGATGTGTACACTCCGTATGGCGGTGAGGTCTCGGCTAAGACGGGCGGCATCGGCTGGGACATCAGCATCACGACCGAGCTCTACTGGACGTTCGGTGGAGCCTACAGCGCGAACACCTATCCGACCAAGCTCACGGCTCTGTTCCTCGGCTGCCCGTTCAAGGTGAGCAATCCGGGCTCGGCGGCTGGTGACACCAAGTTCTCAAGCCAAGCGCTGTACACGCTCGACGTGGACCGTACCACGACTGCCTACGCAACCTGCCCGTTCACGATTGTGTATCAGGAGACGGGCGGCAAGCAGTACTCGGCTTTTGACTGCGTGTGCATCCCCAAGTTCAGCTGGGAAGCGGGCGGCAAGGTGATGATTGAGTGGTCTATCAAGGGCAAGTGGGTTGCCGTTGGCAGCAGCAACAACATTGCAGCGACGATTGTTGAGGGCACCTTCAGCCCCATCATCGGCACCAAATGCACGCTCTCGACGAATGTGGCTCCGCTGAGCTCATCCACCTGCGCTCTTGCCAAGGTGACCTATGACCCGGGCTTTGCGCTCTCCGACGTGCTTGATGCCAAGGAGACCTATGGCATGGGTATTGCCATGGTGTCGCTGACCAGCTCGCCGTCGCTCGAGATTGAGGTTGCTGACCTCAGCGAAAATGACCAGCCGGACTGGGGCACTGCACAGGCCAACACGGTTGATACCGATGCGCTCATCGTGGCCATTGATGTCGGTGGTGACTTTGTGAAGTTCGGCCTCAACAGCCCGCAGCTCGTGCAGTGGCCGACGCCGGGTGAGAGCAACGGTTACCGCAACATCGGGCTCAAGTTCGCTGGCATCGTCAACGGCAACAGCTACACTGACATCGGCTACGTGTACTTCGACAACACGCCGTAAGGCACCAAGGGGGATGGGATGATTGAGTTCAGCGAGAATGTGTGGATAGAGGTAGAGGTCAAGGGCCAGAAGGGCCGGCTGCTGGTGCGCGAGCCTAACGCGCTTGAGGGTGCCAGGTACTACGGTGCGCTCGAGAAGGCACGCACACGGCTTCGTGCCGAGGATGCCGACGGCACCGCGCTTGAGGCGCTAGTGCAGCTGCACCTCACCTTGCTCACGGCCTGTGTGTTTGCCTCGGAGGGCTTCGGTCAGGAGCTCGACAAGGAGGCCACGCCGGCGGCTCGTGAGGCATGGCTGGTGCGCATCCCCTGGGTGGACCTCGCCAAGATTGCAAGTGAAGTGGCCACGGTGGGCTACCCAAAAACTTCAGCCGGGTAGAATGGCGCGACTTTGCCCGGCTAACCACGTCACATAGTTTCCGCTGCTGGGAGTGCCCAGACGCGACGAGGCACGAGCGAGGCTGCACGATGGGCTACAGGCAGGGTCTAGGTCACGAGGAGATGGAGGCAAAGCCGACCACCTGCCTCGTGCTCACGACTGAACCTAGCGGCTTCTGGGAGGCCAACCGCGTGGGCAAGTGGATAGAGCGCGGCAGTCCGATGGTGACGGTGCGCGACTTGACGCACTCGCAACTTGAGCTGGCAACCTTCGTGCAGTACGAGCTGCAGGAGGGGAGCAGACGGTACGAGGAGCGCAAGCGCAAGTCGGCCGAGCGGATAGCACAGATGTTCGGTAAGGGCTGACCTCATGGCTAAGACGGTTGCAGAGATTGATGGCGACAGCAGCGGCCTAGTCAGCGAACTAGGCCAAGCGAAGAAGGCCATGGGTGACCTCGGCACCCAAGGCAAGAAGCTGTCAGACCAGCTCAAGGAGGTTGGCGACCAAGCCGACATTGCGGCCGGTAACCTGGTCAACAAGCTGGGTGGGCCAAATGTTATCAAGGCCATCGGCGGCGCTACAATCGCATTTGCTGGCGCTCAGCAGGGCGTGCAGATGTTCCTGGACAGCAGCGAGAAGCTGTTCCGGGCCTATGGCGAGGAGGGTCAAGCGGTCTGGGATGACCTCGAGAAGCAGCTGTTCGCCATCCAGGGCGCGTTTGCACAGGCAGTGCTGCAAACCGACGACATGTACGTTGCTGCTGGCCGGCTCTATGCTGCGCTTGAGCTCATCAAGGATATGTCTGCGCAAGCCGTTGACGCATTCATTGCAGCAATCAACCTCCTGCGCATGATACCTGGCACGAGCGTGGACGCGCTTGAGAGGATGGGTTTCTTCGATGCGTTTGACGCTATGGCTCAAGAGGGTGAAGCTCGCGCTCGTGAGCTGACCGCCAACATGGAGAAGGTCAATAAGTCGTTTGAGAAGCCCGTAGCGGCTGCCAAGACGCTGACCGCGACCGTCGACGAGATGACCAAGTCCTACGCTGGCCTCGCTGGGTCGGCTGAGAATGTCGAGGAGAAGCAGCGCAAGCAGGCTCTGGCTAACATCGACAACA